GAGGGCATCATGATCGCCCTCTTTGATGCTGCGTCCGACTCTATGAAGGACGGCATCGACACGGTCAGCGACGCTCTGGACAAGATAGACTGGGACAAAGCGGCGGAAGGTCTCGGAAACCTCGCCGAAGGAGCCGCGAACCTGTTCGCCTACATCGTCGACCATTCGGATGAGATCCTCTCAATTCTCAAAGCCATCGCAGTGGCATTCGTTACCTACAAGGCCGTCGAGATCATCACCGGCGTCGTCGGAGCCTTTACAAGCCTGCATCAGGCTATCAAGACGGCCGACGGAGTAATGGCCGTCTTCAACAACACTCTGTCACTCAATCCGATCGGACTCGTGGCGGCTGCCCTTGGCGGCCTGGTCATGGTCGCGCTCGACTATCGGAAGAGCCTCGACGACGCGAAGGAGTCGCTCACCAACCTCTCCGAGGAAGAGAAGGCCTTCATCGACCAGGCGTCCGAGACGGCGAAGGCCTACGAAGGCCAGGAAGAAGCAAGGAGAAACAACAACCTGGCCATCGACAAGGAGTTCGGCTACTACGCCGACCTGATCGACGAGCTTGATGACATAACCTACTCCAACGGCAAGGTCAAGGAAGGCTACGAAGAGCGGGCGAAGTTCATTGTCGGAGAGCTCCAGGAAGCGACCGGCGCCGAGATCAAGATGCTCGATGACCAGATCCTCAACTACCAGGCTCTGAAGAACGAGATCAAAGGCGTCATCGAAGAGAAGCGGCGCGAAGCCATCGTCTCCGCGAGCGCTGGAGCCTACGAGGAAGCGATCAACAACCAGGTCACAGCCTATCGGAATTACAAAGACGCGATGGACAGGGCCAACGACACACAGGAAAAGCTGAAGGTTGTCCAGAAGGAATACAGCGATCTGCTCCAGCAGTCGAACAATGGCAACGCGAAGTCTATCGAAGCGATGGGCATGAGCCTTAAGGAATACAACGAGAAGGTCACCACGCTCCAGAACGAGGAGCAGGCTCTGACGAATGACCTCAACGCCCAAAAGCAGGCCGTCGCCGATACGGAAGCTGTTTATCACGGCTACATGACGACGATCCAGAACTACGAAGGCGTGCAGGCTGCCATGGCATCCGGAGATGTCGATGTCCTGAACGATGCGCTCTTAAATCTTCAGTACGGTCTCAAGACCACGACCACGGCATCCAAGACCGAGCTCGAACAGCAGGCGGCGGACTTCGACGCCCTCTATAAGCGGATGAAGGAAGACGTCGAGGTCGAAGGCTCCGGCGTCACCCAGCAGATGGTCGACAGCATGGCCGAAATGAGCAAGCGCGCCCACGACGAGCTCGACAAGGCCAACGGCGTCTACAAAGAGGATGCCAAGGAAAACGTCAAGTCTTACGTCAGCGAGTGGCAGGACCCGGCAAAGACCGCTCAGCGCGATGCAGTGCTGGCCATGACAAACGCGGGCATCGATGCGGTCAAGCGTGCTGACTACGAGGGGGCCGGAAAGGGCAACGTCGATGACTATATGAGCACGTGGCAGGACCCGGCAAAAGAGCAGATGCGCAACGCGGCTCTCGCTATGACAAACGACGGCATCGACGCGATTGCCTCCGCTGATTTCTACACGCCTTCAAAGACAAAGGCCGAAGAGGTCACGAAGGCCATCAATGACGAGGCTCCTGTCGCAGGGTCTGCGGCCGAGGCCATGGCCGACAACATGGCATCCGGCATCGAGACAAAACTCGACAGCTGGAAGAACAGAATCTTCAGCAAGATGCGCGAGCTGGTCCGCGGAGCCATCAACGCCGGTAATGACGAGGCCGATATCCACTCCCCGTCCAAAGAGACCGCGAAGATTGGCAGATTCATGGCCCTCGGCCTTGCTGCCGGCTTGGAGAGCGAAACTCCAACGGCTGAAAAGACCGCGGCCAATGTCATCCGCAAGCTGATCGACAAGATCCAGGCGGAGCTCGACAAGGATAAGATCGCCAAGCTGGTCGAGAAAGAGATCAGGCAGGTCGAAAAGCTCACGCAGTCCGGGAAGCTATCGCTGGTCGACGAGCTGCGCATCTGGCAGGAGACGGTCGACAGCATCCAGAAAGGCACCAAGGCGTACAAGAACGCCAAGAAAGAGCTCACAGCCACCCGGAAGGAGCTGAACGCAGAACTCAAGAACCTTCAGACTTCCTATGCGAACGACATCAAGGCGGTCTACGCCGAGATGAACACCTCAATCGCCGCGGCGCGGGAGAACTACGAGAGCCAGATCGCAAGCATCAGACAATCCTTTTACAAGACCTACGGCCTCTTCGATGAGGCGAAGGTCGGAGAAGGCACAAGCGCGAAGAGCTTGATCCGGAACCTGGAGGACCAGATCTCCGCGATGAACGACTACACGGACACAATCGAGAAGATCAACAAGCGTGTCCGCGGGTTTGATGACGGAGAACTCCTCTACATCGAGGACTTCCTCGTGGAGATCGAGAGCATGGGCATCGACCAGCTCGGCAACCTTCAGGCTATCGCGAACATGACCGACAAACAGCTCCGCCAGTACCTCGAACTCTTTGACGAGAAGAACGTGGCCGCGGAATTCAGCGTCGGTCAGAGCACCCGCGAGGTTCTCAAAAACGCGATGGCTGACTCCATCGACGAGGCGAGATACAAGGCGGCCGACAGCATCGGAAGCCTGTCGGCGACTCTTAAGAAGGAACTCCGGAAGGTCGGACTCGACACGTCGAGCCTCATGAAGGACATTGGCGGTCAGATCGTCGCCGGCCTCGATGACGGAGTCACCTCGTCCATGAAGACGCTGACCGCGACCTTCTCACAGCAGGTCAAGGATCTCGTCAAAGCGACCAAGATCGACCTCGGCATCGCCTCTCCGTCGAAAGTCTTCGCCCAGGAGATCGGCCGGTGGATTCCTGCCGGCATCGCGGAAGGATTCAAGCTTGCGATGCCATACTCTGAGGAAGAGATGAAGGAGAGCCTCTACGGAGCGATGTCCACGCTCAAGACCGGAATCTCCGGAGCCTCGGCGGCCATCGGAGGAGCAGCGGCCGGAAGCGGCGGCGGACGGACTGTCGTGTTCAATCAGTACAATAATAGCCCGAAGGCACTCGACCGGCTTACGATATACAGAGAGACGAACAGCCTCCTGTTCAGCGCGAAAGCGAGGTTAGCTTAAATGTACGACCTTTACTTAACCGGGCCCGGCGGGACCCTCGAATTCGGAATGAACAGCCCCTACACCATCGACCAGATCGAGGGGCTGTCTCCTCCGGAGGCGGACATCCATCTCCGGCAGATCGCTCTTCTGGACGGCCAGAAGTACAACGGAGCAAAGACTCAGATCAGGACGCTCCGGATCGCCTTTGCCATCGAGGGCGGCGCTGTCGAAAAGAGCCGGCTGAACGTTTATAAGTGCCTCCGGATCAAAAAACGGGTGACCGTCAGATACAAGAGCGACCTGCTCGACGTTCAGATCTCGGGATATCTTCAGAGCCTCACGATCGGCCACTTCGACGCAAAGCAGACGGCGACGGCGATCATCCTCTGCCCGGAGCCTTACTGGCAGAGCGCGAAAGAGATCGTCAACGACCTCAGCCAGACCGTCAGCTCCTTCCGTTTTCCGTTTCATTCGACGGCAACGGAGAAGATCGTCTTCGGATATCTTCAGAACCTCGCGATCGGCACCGCCACGAATGCCGGCGAGGAAGAGACGGGCTTCATCGTCTCCACGTTCTTCGGGGAAGCGGTCAAGGGCTTCCGGATCATTAACTACACCACCGGCGAGGCCTTCTCCATCGACTACGACTTCGAAGCCAGGGACGAGCTGACAGTCAACATGACAAAAGGACAGAAGTCGGTCAGCCTGCTCCGAGATGGGGAGACGATCAACCTGTTCAATTACATTACGGAGGACAGCTCCTGGCTCTCACTCGAGCCCGGACAGACCACCTTCGTCTTTGACTGCGATGAGGGGAACATGAGCCTGGTCGAGATCCGGCTCAGCCACCACGACCTCTTCGAGGG